CGGAAGATTAGTTGGTACATCGATTGATAACGTTGGAACTAAAGAACCCTCGGCACTAGAACAATCGTAGTGAGTCACATCTTTATATGAATAAACGTGATTGTCGCTTAAATCAACTGTTTTAATGGACTCTGTTGCGAGTGAATATTGAAGTTTTATAGGGTTTTCAGATAAAAACACTTTAAGACTCTCAACTGTGTCTACTGATGTGTCAACATTAAGAACGGTGTTAGTATCACACCATATACCAATTGCGTCTTCTAAGGCATTATTTTTAACTCTAATATTACTAAGTATTTTTGCGTTTTTATTATTAGGGAAATCAACTAGTAAAAATCTTGATGTATTTGTAGGTTGATTTGATGGTTTAATCCAATTCTCACTACCATTCAACACAATTTCTCCAATACGTTGAGTTAATTCACCCGTCAACACATTCAATTCATCTTTAACCTCACCAATAGCACGTAATTCTAAGTCTTCTGGTGTTGATAAAATGTTTGATTTATAGGGTTCATAAGAAGTTGCAGTTGAGCCTTCTTCGAGTTGAAAATTAATTAGATAGTTGCGATAATCATCACCCTTCTGCTCTCCATATACATGAAAATACCACTCATCATTGCCAGTGTTAAACGTCTTGCTAAATGTTTTATTTAATTTCCAATGAAAAACTTCATGCCCAGTGAAATTACTATTAATATCATTGCTAATCCACCCATAAAAATCAAACTCAGATGTATTTCCTTTTTTATCTAAAATGGAGTTATAGGTATAGTTGGTATTTGGTTTTAGGTTTAATTTTATATACTTTCCAATTGAGCCTTTTAACATCTTATCACTTTGCGGAAGTTCAAACAAGTTCTTCCCAGTAGTCGTTAAAACAGGCACTTTAACCGACTGCATACCCGTAAAGTAAGAAATATCCCAATTTTCCATTCCATCTTGATATTCGATAATCATCATTCGATATGTCTGACTAAAATCAGTTTCTTCGGTGTTGTTATAAACAACCGTTCTTAAAGCCGTATTACACCCTGTAAAGTCCGACTTAGTGGTTAAAATGTGTTTATATACCTTACCAACACCCTTTTGAATATAAGTAGTTTCATTGAAAATCGACTTAGTATCGTAAACGTTTACACCGAATTTATATTTGCAATCATGATTAAATTCTGTGATTACAAGATACTTCGTATTAGGCTTATATCTCTCAACATTATGTTGAAAATCGGTTATATACGTTTGTGTAGGTGTGAATGTGACTGTTTTATATCCACTACTTACTGATAAATTCACCAACGTCTTACCCTTTAAAATTGCACTTTTAGAGCGCCCTTCAATCGTATCTGTTGCGGTAATGTGTTGCCCGTCATAATGAACCGTGTTGATCTCGCCTAACAACCAGTCAACGTCAGCGTCATTTTTGGCTTTTAACGACTCGTGTTGTTTCCCCATGTAGTCAACCATATCAGCCGGCATAACTCCACCGCTATCACCCTTTTCACCTTGCGGACCTTGTGGACCGACATCTCCTTTATCGCCTTTGTCTCCTTTGTCACCTTTAGGTCCTTGCGGTCCGGTAGCGCCTGTGTCGCCTTTATCCCCCTTATCTCCTTTAAGGCCTTGAAGTCCCTGAGGTCCACGTTCTCCTGTGTCGCCTTTATCTCCGGTCTCACCTTTGGGACCTTGTAACCCAGTGTCGCCTTTAGGACCTTGTGGCCCTTGTAACCCAGTGTCACCTTTAGGACCAACAGGACCAACATCACCCTTAGGACCGCGATCTCCTTTGTCACCTTTAGGTCCTACCTCACCTCGCGGACCTTGTTGTCCTGTATCACCTTTAGGACCTTGCTCCCCTTGATAACCTTGAATCCCTTGTGGGCCTTGCGGACCTTGTGGACCTTGTGGACCTTGAATCTCGCCAAATCTCCCTTCAAATTCTTTGATTTTGTCATTGAATTTTGTTTGGAACTCATTTAGTTTTTCTTCTGCTTCAACCTCGAAGTTTTCAAACTTAATTAATCCATCGAATAACTTCTTAGCGTCGTCACTCTCCACAATGTCTTTGCTCGCGATTAAATTTGCTTTTGCGCGTAACGTGAATTTTGGGAACGCGATGTAATCTTTTGTTTCTCTATCGGCGACAGAAACCTCAATTTTTAAACGCCCATCTCGTCGCAACACATCTTCCGGAACTCCAACAGTAATGATCGATGTTTCAGTGTTAACAGCAACATCTTCAATGATTTTTTTATCATCGTCATTCTCAAATAGAACGACGATTTTTTTATTTTCTACATCAAAAACATCTTCGCCGTCAGTTAATTTGATCGCTAATTCACGGATGCCAGTAGACGCTTGGATTAACTCAATGAATTTCTCAGTCACGCCATTAACTACGTCAATAACAATATCGTACGTTCTCTTTAACACTAGACTAACCTCCTATTAATAAAAGCCGCCATGTAGGCAGCTTAAAATGTTGTTTTTATTTTATAAATCTTCGACCGCTGTTAATTTGCTCTTTAAATCTAGGTTTTCTACTTCTAACTCGTTGAGCCTTTTGTTTAGGTTGCGAACAGCGCCCCACAAGGTCGATACCATGTTATACAAATTGATGGCTTTATCTTCCTCATTTGTAATTAAGTCGCGACCGGTACATTCACGTACATCCTCATAAATTAACCCTAATTGGCTTGTTCGAGTGGTAAAAGTCGTTATGTCATTACCATCTTCATCATATTCCTTATAAAAATATCGGGCAGGTTGAACCTCGCTTACTAATTTTAGGCATTCTAAATCATCTACATAATGAGATAGATGTTTGATTTCTAGCGACGATGGGTTTTGGCGGTTGGCGATCCAGGATTGGTTGATGTATTGAGTATTCGATCCTATACCCCCTTGATTGGCTCCACCTGGTTTAATAGATTGCGAATCTGAACGACCTGTAATCTCCCAACCACCTTGTCCAGGTTGACGGACGAACATTTGACCGTAGTTGTTGTAAAAAACTCCGTTGTGATTCATCTGTCTTTGAACAGAAACAACACCATTAGAGTCGCATAAAATATCTTCAACGTAATTTTCGTTAACGTGATGACCTAGAGATAATCCGCTTGAATTACCATTTGAAGCCACCGTAAATTTATTGTTGATGGCCGCCACTTTCCCCCATTGATGCGTTCCATTTGCGGGATTATACATGACAATACCATTTTCATCAAGCAAAAAGTACTTATTCCCATTTGCATGCGTTAATTGGATTTTGGCATCGAATAACCGTAGACCATAACCATCTACAGAGACTAAGTCTTTACCGTCTTTATTAACAAAGAAGCCCCATGAAGTCATACAAGTATATCCGTTAATATTGGAAGAACTTACTGTAACACCATTTTTATCGATAGTTGTAATTCCATCATACACTTCATTAGGGTTAGGACTCCATTGTGGGTAACAATTAGAACCTTTAACAACTTGTACTTCACTAAAGAAAACCACGTTATATCCGCTAGTATTCAATGCACCGTTATTATCAATACGAATAAAGCCGTATTCTATATTCGAGCCAGTGGTAAATGTAGCTTCTACTTTAGTCCATCCATCTTTACCGCCAGTGAATAACTGCGTCGCTTGTTCGTATGCTCCATCATCTTTCGAACTACCTATAAAATAAACATCAGCACCTTTTGTGTTTTGCTCTGCAAACAACCAACAACTAAACGAATAAGCGCAGTTTTTCTGAACTTTGAAAACAGCACTTCCAGCATAAGCTTCATTAACATCTGTTGTTCCTATACCTATATCGTATTTATCCCCTAAATACCACCAGCCATTTCCACTTACCCACCAGTGGTTATAATTATTGGGTTTAGGGTTACCATTTCTAACAAGGTTATATCCCCCACTTTGAGTAAACTTAAATTGGAAGTCATTAGCGGTTTGTTGAAGTTGAGATTGAGTTGCATACCCTTTTGAAGTAATGGCATTTTCGGTTTCGGTTTTTGTATAGAAGTTCTTTTTAACTGTATTAGTAATAGCTGTGTCCGTGATTTTTGACTCTGCGCTACTCATGCGTGTTGTTAAACTTGAAATAGAAGAGTTGACACCGTTTATTGATGAAGTCACATCTGTTTTAGTTGCGTATGTACTAGACACAGATTGAGTGATGGCGTTTTTAGCGACATTAATCTGACTATCTGTTTGAGATTTCGTGTAGTAATTTGCAATCGTAGAATTTAATTTATTATTAGCTGATGTAATAGCGTCATTCTTTGCAGTGTTAATATCAGCAGAAATATCTTCGGGTGCAGGTGATAAGTCTGTCACCTTAGTTCCTAATTCCAACTTAACATTTCTAAAATAGATTTTCCCTGTAAAGTTTCGAGCATATAATCGTAGCCAAATACTTTTAGCAGCCCCAATATCACCAATAGTCCTAGTAATTGTCTTCTTAGTCCAACTTGTTAAATTAGCCACTTCGTTTTCGTGCATCCCCAAGATACAAACATCTTTTATGTATCCACCAGAATCGCTCTCATATCCAGTTAATACTGTTCTGATTAACATAGAGTCTGAACTCGTGTTCTTAGAAACATCCTCGCATTTAATTTCATATTGAATTGTAACAGCTTGTCCCTTTTTAAATACATTAAATGGCATAATTTGATATAGCCAGGGATTTGCAGTAGAAGCGGTTAAATATCCATATCCATTATCTGTGTCAATAAATGATTCCGATGTTCTGTTTCTTTTCCATACGTCTTGCTTTCCAAACATGTAATCTCTAACGTAGTTTCTACCACCAACACTAATATTATTGATTTTAGTTTCTACATTGGTTTTAGTTTCATAGGTATTAGATACCCCTAAATTAATCTCATCTTTGGCTACACTGATTTTACTGTCAGTTTCAGATTTTGTATAATGATTTTCTAAGGCTATTGCTGTATTGTTATTAGCGGAATTGATAGCATCGTTCTTTGCATTTGAAACGAATGACTCCGTTGCAACAGAATTGTTTTTAATCTTTAATGACGTAACATCGAGATTTACATTCCCGAACGAGTCGATATCTAACGTTCTTTTGCCACTGCCATCTGTCACACTAAGTTGTCTAGCGTCGATATAGTTTCCTTTTAATTCACCATACCAGCCACGACCGAGATTTAATTCACCGATTAAAGCATCACCGATCGCCGCTGACTCAACATAGTTACTTAAATCTGATATTTTAACGGTACTTACTTCAACTTCTGAGCTAAATTCAGTTCGTTGCCCATGTGTATTTAACGCACACGCTCTGAAATACCACGTTTCGCTTGGTTCGGCTTGGAAAAGGTATGTACTGGCTTGTCCGCTAAAAATTAAATTGAATGTGTTAGGCGTGAATCCTTTTGTTTTCGATGCGTAAAGCTCATATGAGTAATAAACCTTGTTCTCGAATATCCAACTCAACTCGATATTAGAAAATCCGTAAACTTTAGCAGTGATATTAGGAACTTCTGGCAATGTTTCCGGGAAATCTCCAATCGAACCGTCGGCTCCTGCCGGCCCTTGCGGCCCTGGTGGCCCTGGAGGGCCTTGTGTTGGTCCGTCTCCCGTCCCTCCGATGATATCGCCTAAAGTTGTTCTAGGTTCGCCCAACTCCATACTATCATAACGACCTCTTAACACATCAAATACAACTTTAATAACTTTTGCTTGCGTGTCGATGTTATAACGTGAGTCTTTAATTGTCACGACATCGCATAAATTGATGCGATCTTCTAATCCCTCATATCCGGCGCATTTAGATAATGGAATAAACTCGATTTTGTAATTGCACTTAGGAATGTCAATCTTATTGATCGTATACTCTTTAGTCGCTAAATTATTGAGTTTTGTCTTAGTCGGAACCTCGCCATCTTCAAATTCTTCTGAATAATCCATGTATTTAACATATGGATGAGCGTAGTTGTTAATTAGTGGACTATTTATAAAATCACCACGAACTTCAACTTCTTCATTGTTGCTATTTGTATAAATAGCATAAGGCATGATTCGAGTGACTAAATCTGTTGTATCTTCTTCCACCTCTAACCCAGTTAGGTTTTTGCGATACTCGATAGTTACATCGTTATCGTGTCCGCGTCGATTTAATACATGAATATCTGTGTTGTCACGCAAAATCTCGGCTCCTGTACCGTAAGTGTCAATAATTGAGCCGTCTGTACCACCGATAGCTTCGAGACAAGTCACTTTATTCACTTTGAAGTTTTGAGCATTAACGATATCTGAATGACCTTTGAAATGCTTTGAAAATTGCGAATTTCTAAAGATAGTATTCAACGCATACTCACATGATTGATTTTCAATACTAATGACATCTACCCAGTCATGCACTAAATCAAAAGAGATATGCCTAGCGCATACCTCAATTCGATTAGCCATTAATTTTCTTGTGTTATAGACGCGGAATTTCTGTGACTTAAGGTAGTCATTAGCGTCCGCAACAATGATGTTATCGTAAACAATCGATTCTAAGATAGAGGAATTAGCTGGATAAATCATTGTTAACTCAAAAATCCCATTGCGTTCTTCTTCAACTAAACACTCGATACAGTCACTTAAAACTCCGATTTTATTGTTACCGGTCTTGTCGTATAGAGTTGGTATCATGAAGTCACCTCCGTTGCATCAAAGCGGATAGATATTTCAGCGAAATTATCAACCAACTCCGACACATCAATCTGATTGGTGCAAATCGCCTTAAATGTCGTCCCGTCATACATAGTTAACGTTTGATAACCGATAGGATCTTGTAACCAAGCGCCGATTTGTTTGGCTAGATAAGGCAAATTAGCGTTATTTCTTGCATCAACAAAACATTCTAGTTCGATTTGAAGATTTTCTTTACTACCATCATCAATGATTAAATTTCCCGTGCGTCCAGGAATCGCGATGGACTCAATTTTTTTAGCCGGTCTAGATAGGTGGTTAGAGTTTTTTACTTTTAACCCATATCTTTCGCTACTTGTTCCATTAAAAGTGAAATACATCTAAACACCTCCTAATGCTATTTTTTTACGTCGAATTAAATAAGTTAATTCATCAGCGATTTTTTCAATGTCATTCGCTGTATTGTTATAGAAATTATCGATTTTAAGCACGATCTCAACCGGACCATTTGCGTTGTTAAGCATTTGTTCTGTTTTATGCGCTGGAGTGACAGATGCCCCTCTCGGCATATTAACTAACTCTGGTCCTTGTTCCCCTACAAGTGTTAAACCGCCAAGCGTATAGTTAGAACCCTTCCACAATGTCGGGATTTTAGGGATGTTGATTCCTTTGCCGCCTAAAACAGGCACCCATTCTGGCAACTTGATTTTATTAAGCCCACCGATTAAAGTGTTAATCATATTTATAATCGCATTGATTGGCGCTTTAGCGATGGTTTTTAACCCGTTCCAAATGCCGCTGAAAATATTGCTAACACCTTGCCAAGCTCGTTTCCAATCTCCAGTAAACACACCGCCGATGAAGTCTATAACCCCTTGAAACATCGGTTTCAAAGAATTGTCCCATAGTTTAATAATTGTTTGGAACACCGTTTCGACAACTGGCATAATACCGTAAGTGAACACCACATCAAAGACAGGGAACAATACATTCTTAAGGAATGAACCGATCGCTTCAAAAGCTGGTTTAAGCGCTGTTTCCCAAGCTGACTTAATCATTCCAAACACTTCATCTACAACCCGTTGGATTTGCGGCATATATTCGTTGAATTTATCAAATAACTTTCGAACCCATTCCATAACCTTTTCAAATACTGGTTTTAATAGGTTTTCCCAAATTGATTTAATCGCTTGTGACACCGTGTCCCATAGGTCTAATACGTTTCCGATGTTTTCATTAAAGATATCCCATAATGTAAATATATAATCCATGAAGAAATCCCACACCGGTTGGATAACGCTTGTCCAAATATCGCTAATAACTGATCCTACATTTTCAAAGCAGCTTTCGATTTTCCCACTGTTATCTGCAAACTTTTGAGCCATATCATTAATCATTTCTTTAAAACCATCAATAAGTGGCGCGATCATGGTTTGATAAGTGTCATTAAGGAACGTTGTCATAGCTTCCCAAATAACCTGTAAACCGCTAATATCAACGCCTATCGCTTCAAAGGCTTCTGATAAAGAACCAGTGGAATTATAAACTCCAAAAAAGGCTTCGATAATTTTGGACGCATTAGTCACAATGTCACCCATCATCGTCACTAAAGGCGTGAAAATCGGAAGTAATTGCGTCCCGATGACCTCGTATAAGCGTGTTTTAGCTGACTCTAATCGTTTCATCTGATTAGTATAAGAACCACTTGAACGTTCAGCATCCCCGATAGCATTTACCGATTGTTTTAACGCTTCTTGATAATATGCTTCGGCTTTTTCAGCTTGTGTCAAAGATTCCCAACTTTTGCCTAGTGATTTGACGTACTCGCTATTCTTCATCGTTGTAACATTTAAGTTCAACCCGAGTTGCTTAGCCATCTCAGTCTCACCAAACATCGCTTTTGTCATAGCTTCTAGAGCGGTGGCGTCGTTAACGTTATTAAATGATCCTAAATCGTAAGCTAATTCAGTGTATTTTTTAGATAAGTCGCCAGCTACCTCTTCTGACATCCCCATACCAATCATTAAGTCGGCTTGGTTGCTGATTGCCGTGCGGATTTCAGTAGATGAACGACCGATAGCGTCTGCATAATCATTCGCCCAAGCAGTCATGGCATCGCCTGTATTGGCAAATACAACATTGAATTTATTTTCCATCTCTTCGAGATTCGCCGCCGCACTTATACATTCTTTACCAAAACCAACTACCGCTTTAACAGCAAACCCTGTAGCAACCGCCGTAGCGATCCCTTTTAGCTTACTAGAGATGCTAGAGGATGCGCTGTCCACCGTTCCTTTGGTTTGGTTCATGGCGCTGTTAAATTGAGCGTTATCAAGTTTAATCTTGACCGTTAAATCTCTTAATGTTTCTGCCATTTATTCACCCCCAACCCGTTAAATTTTCGATTTTAAAAACTCTAGCGTTTCATCACGCTCTTTTTTGGTCGGTTTCTTTTTCTTCTCATCTTTGAATGGATTAACTTCTTTGAATTTCTTGCCACCTTGAATTAATCCAGTAGCGTTGTATACTGATAAGAAATTCAGATGATAATCACGCTTCATCGCATCAAAATGGCCTTCGATTGCCATGTCGCACTCCCTCAAAGACATCGAGTAAAAAGAAGAAGGAGACATTTTCATGTCTCCAACGATGATTTTATACAGACGGTCGATGTAGTCTGATAACTCGAATGGTTCGGCACTTTCTTCACTATCTACTTTCCCTCTTTAAACCCTAAAGAGCGAACTAAAGCGTTAACCATCACATTCGTTAAATCTTCGATATTACCTTCTGACTCTAAATAATCAGACATAACATTACCGGCATCTTCTTTTGATTTAATTTGATCGCGTTGAATTTTCTTTAATCCATAATAAAAAAGTGAGCGTAATTGAATGAAGTCTAACTCTAACTCGCCAGTCGATAACGCCATGACGTCTAACCCATCCAATTTCATCTCACAAATAATATTCATATCGTATTTAATGAAGTATTGCTTACCATTAACCGTAATTAACCCATCAACCATACTTTTAAAACCACCTTTTTAATTTAGTCTTTTGTGCTATCTAAAGCGCCTGTTCCTTCAAAGCTCATTGTGTAAGATACAACATCATCTTGCCCAGCTTCTTCGCTGATTGATGTGATGATCGCTTTACCTTTGTGATAAACGCCCGATTCATTAGAAAACTCTAAATCGATTTCGTTACCAGCTTCGAATGCTGTATAAACTGCTTTAATCCCAGCATCATTGATGAAATAAACCCCATCGCAAGAACTTGTCCAAGATTTAACGCCCGCAGTCTTAGTCGACCATCCACCGCTTTGTTTTGTTGTTGTATCAATAGATTCTGCTGATAATTCGATAGAAGCATTACGTTGTCCACCAACCACTTGCGAACCAACTTTAATAAGTACGTCTAATCCTTTAATTGCAGCCATATTGCCACCTCCTAATAAATTTCAAACGTGAGTTCTAATATCCCGTGATAGACATCATCTTCGCGTTGTGTTCTTTTATACCAATCTGTTAAATTAGCGACTTTCCCGCCACCTACAGGAATAACATCGCTAAATAGATTAATGACTGAATTAGCCATTTCCTTAACCTCTTTCTGCCCGTTATAAGCACTAAAAAGGTCTACTTGAATAAAAATCTCATTCCCTTTTGAGGTTTTAGTGTCTAATGGTCTATCTTCTGTGTAGCTAAAGGCTCCATATGGATAAACCTCATCTCTTAAACCATCATGAAACGGGAATTTTAAGTTACTTTTAAATAACTCATACAATGCTTTTTGAAGTTCTAAGTCCATCTTATTTACCTCCAAGCACCTTGTTAATCTTCGTCTGTAGCTTAGCCACATTTTTGTTATAAGCCGGTCTTAAATAAGGCTTCGGCGACTGTTTGCGTGTACCGTATTCAACGTGAGTCGCGTATTCTACGTTCGTTCCGACACTTGCTTCAAAATTATTAATGTTTGATGTGTCAGATGTTATGGACATCCTTAATCGTCCTGTATCAACCGGACAATTCCTCTTTGCATCACTCTGAATAGCTAAAGCGCACTCTTTGATTGCATCTTTTAAGCCATTCGTGACGTGATTGTCATATTGATCCAAACTCTTTAAAAACTCCGTCGCATCAATTTGAAAGTCAACCTTACCCATTGACGACCAACTCCAAAACGCTACCCTTTGAATGGATATCTTTAATCCCGATGATTGAATACATTAATCCATCATATTTAATTAATTGACCGTCAGCCGGATTAAATCTTTTATCACAAATAAGTTTAGCTTGGATTTTAAAGCCTTTTTTTGCCCCTGTAATATCTTCATTCATCACCTTAGGTATAAATTTACCTCGCAACTCATTCGACTTCACTGGAACTAAATTAGAACCACCATAGCCATCGACAATAGGTTGGTATTTATACACTTCAACTTTAGAGTCAATCATTATAACATCCTCAACTTTCTACCCGTTGAAGCCACATAATCATCTAAAATTGATTTGTATGGCGCAATCATATCATCTACAAACGTCACGCTATAACCATCGACGCTCTCGCTCTTTGCTGCTTCTGATCCGAACTTACGATATCTAACAACCGCCATCTCTTCACAAATCCACTCTAATTCCTTTGGAACTGATGATTTGCGAATAGCAATTTTAATCGCACGTTCTGCATCTTCAACAAATAGCTCCACACGACTATATTCATCTGAGGTATGGTCGTTTAAAATCCCTAGTTTAACCAGTACATTTTCAATCATTATTTCTTCACCTTCTTAGTTGAAGGCTTTTTCGTTGCTTTCTTTTCCTCAGCAACTTTTTGCTCAACATTTTGTAAATGTCGTCTTAACATCGCAAACCCCATTTAAACCCCTCCTTTAAGAAATAAAGAGGGCTCTAGGCCCTCGATAATTACTCATTAGCAATTTTAACTACTTTAGTTTTGTCGCGTAAGTAAGCAGCATAGTGTTTGTCCACGGCATAAACGTTAACTTTTGCTAAGATATCGCGATCAGATTCAACATTAGTGTCGCGTTTTAATTCGATCCCTAATGCACCTGGTTTAACGATGTATGCTTTACCTTTTGGAACACGGTTAGATACAACAACCGCTGCATTATAGATGTATCCGATTGAACCACCGATAGCTCCTTGAACATTTGAAGAAGGAACGAACTCAGCTCCTTTTCGGATTGCTGTGTATTCTTGTGGGTTGATGAATACGCGCATTTCTTCGTCTAAATCTTCACCAAATAATCCGATAGCGTCTGCGATAGATGTTGCGCTAACTGTTGCAGTGTGTTTTAAAGTCGCTCCCTCTAATGCAGTGTAGCAATCTTTTTCAATTTTATCTGCGATAGATAATAATAATTGGTCTGCGATTTCTCCAACTGGGTTTCCATGTCCTGATAAGATAGCCTCATCAGTGATTGATACTGATTTAGCAACCTTTTTAACTTTTACAGTTTCAGAGTCAGAGTTTAATACTACCGGTACGTCAGCAACTCCCTCAGCTAAATCTTGTGCTGAACCAATGTATTCCCATACTGGCACTGTTAATGTGTTACCTGGGCGCCCTTGTAATGTTGTTCCAACTACCGCTAAAGGTGATAATTTGATTTTGTCCACTAATTTAGCGTCGATGTACTCTGCTACGACCTGTGGATTTAAAAGTTTTTCTAGTTTTGTTGGTGCTGTCATGTTTAAAACCTCCGTTTTAATTAATTTTCTTGGCGTGACCTAGCAAACTCTTCAAACGTCATTTGCTTCACGTCTTTTGGTTTTGGCGACTGCGATGCAGTCATTTTCGGTGTCGTACCCTTCGTTCTCTCAATTACTGCATTGTCTAAGTGTGATTTATAAGCCGAATCGAATTTTTCGATGTTTTCAATCGTTAATTCTTCGTTTTCTGCGATGAAATAAGCCGCTAAATCCGCTGGTAATCCTTTTTCACTTGCTAATTGCTGTGCTTTGATTGTTAATTCCTTGCGTACTGCTTCACGCTCTTTTTCAGCTAACTTTTGCTCTAATTCCTTGATTTTACGCATTTCCGGTGTTTCTTCCGGGTAACGTTTCGCGATCTCTTCATCAATTAACTTCTCTAAATTGTTTTGCTTCCAAGTTTCTAAGCCTTTATTGAAATACTTGTCTAACTTCGGTTGCATTAGCTTTTGACCTTCTGAATTTTGTAAGTAGTTCTCAATATGAGTTGCTGTTAGCACCTCTGTGATAACTTCTTGGTTTTCAGATAAGAAAGATAAAACTTGTTCTTTTGTGATTTCCATTCTTATAACTCCTTTGTGCCCTACAAGTGCTTTTGCCCAGGTAGTGCAAATATTTTTAAGCATAATAAAAGGCCGTTTTTAAACGACCTTAATTACCAATCTTCTAGAATCGGAATGACCGTGCTTCTGCAGTGGGGGTGCAAAGGCGGAAAATTAACTCCGACTACTGCATCACTCAGTTTATAAACCTTGCCATTCTGATTTTTACACAATTTACTTGTACGGCTATCGATAGCAGCTAAGAACTCGTATTTCTCTACAACTCCGCTATCTGCATAGCCTTTTAAATGCCCTTGGTTCATGGCGTAATTCGTTTCAGTACGCACAAGGCGCTCGGCTTGATAATAAAGTACATTTAAGTCCTTTTTCAACTGCCTAGACATCTTTTGAATACTGTCACCACGAATAATACCAGCGGTTAAGTTTTGCTTGATATGTTTCACAAGAGCATCTTTGTTGTCCCATATACGATCACTAAACATCTTCCCAGCATAAGGATACTCAATAATCGTTTTTATTGCTTCACGATTAATAACGGGAGCCATTATTCCCAACAGCTCACTCACTTCTTTATATTGTTCGGTAAATAAACCGATTAACGTATCTTCTAGCGTCATTTGATACTCGTGAGTAACTTTACATAGCTCCACGTTTATCGCATCTTGTAGCGCCTGTAATCGAGTGATTTTGGCACGTGCATTGAGTCTATCAATCTCTATCTTGATATACTCCGAGCCGGTGTCGCGATACATCGCGTACAATTCTTCGATTTTCTGATTATATTCCGCTAAATCAATCGGTGTTAGCATTTGAGTCACTGTCGCATAGTCGAGTTTATGATCTACTGCATATTTCATCATGAAGTCATTAACCTCTTTTTCAATACTCCTGAAAGCATCACGATATAAAGCGGATAATTTCTTCATGACTTCTTTTTCGGTCATTTTAGCGACTTTATCCAGCTCCTCAGACCGTTTGAGCCAGTAGGATTTATTGCTCAAAGGCCCCCAGTATTTCTCGTCTTTTTTGCTCAATCCTATCACCTCTTAAAACAGTGTTTTTAAACTTCTTCATCTGTAACCGGTTCATCAACCATAGGGAACGAATACGTCTCAAAAGCTGCTTCTTTTTCGCTATTCACACGCTCTAATTCTTCTTTTGGCTTTTCGATGAATGGCAATAAGGACAATAACGTTTCATTTGACACAATTCCATTAAGCGATGTAACCATTTGTGCAATTTCAGCAACGTTTTGAGGTAAAGCACGCGTAAAAGTAATTTTATAATTTCGATAATCAATATTTTGACCTCGCATATTTAAGACATTTACGATTAACTCTAACATTCGTTGAACCGACTTGCGCCATTTAGACTCTTTCTTATTCATCTGTTTTTCTAACCCAAACATTTTATAAGACAGAGCCACTCCCGAAGCGTTCCCAGCAAACGACTCGTCAGTTAAGTTAGGTGTAGCCGTTAACTTATGGAAGTCATTCGTTAAGCGACTTAACATATTTTGAATGTATGTATCGCTCACTGTCTTAGTTAAGAACGATGCGTCACCGTCACCATCGACTAGCAAAGTGCGGTTATTCTTCATGTCTGCGATATCTTCGCTATCTGTAGCGCTTAGATTTTTAAGCAATAAATAAGCATTATCGAAATACTCAATCTCATTAACGCTTGATGACATGATATTCTCAATCGCATCAACAATACTGATAGCATCTTCAAACGAACCTTTGCGATGTTTGTTTTCGATGAACTCAATCATCGGGATATCACCAAAGAAGTTAGGTTCCTCACCTATTAAAACCGGCGTTTGAAGGTCCCCTTTATAGTAGCGAATCATATCTTTGTTATAAATCGTGATTTCTGTAAATGTTTGATTATTAGACGTATACTCGCGATAAATGACCGCTCCAATCGGTTCTTGTTTGATGCTATTATCGTAAATAACAAAACTTTCAGATGGCTTTAAAGGACTCATACGGATAAATCCTTCTTCATCAATCCAAAGCACTAAGTTAGCCGTACCGTGAATCGATGACATTTCATCTAAATCACTATTAATGTCTTGGAAGTCGTTATACTCTAAGATATCATTTAAAACTTCCGTTTCTGCGTCATTCTCACTCGTAATGGTTAAAGGTTCACCACTAAAGTAACCCACTCGAATCCCGACCGCATGATTAGGAAGGTTTGTGACTACTTTGTTGTTAGGTTTTGATCCATCTTCCATCACTCGATTCAAAATATCGTGTTTTCCGATGAAGTAGTTTTCTAACTTCTGATAACGCCCTTTAGTCTTATAGCGATGTTCTGTAATAAGGTCCAACGCTTCTGCTAATGTAATGTACTCGGAATTTGTTGTAATAACTGTCATTTGCCCACCTCCTAAAACTCGAATTTTAATCGACTTTAAGAACAACAAAAAAAGCCGCCTAAATAGCGACCTTTAATTTATTCATAAAATCTTCTAGTAAATCATCAACGTCTCTATCATCATAGACAGACACCATTTCTACCGACTCCCAACCGACTATCTGACGAATCAATTCAGCCGGAAAGCCTAAGCGACCTAATTCAGTCGTGAAATTATGTCTTAAACAGTGAAAATAGAAACTAACATTTAGCGCCTTACCAAACGACAACGCCCAAGTCGATAACGTTTGAGCCTTCATCGGTTGCCAGTTGCCTTGTTTATCTTTATATACGAATAATTCTTCAATTTCATCCGGAACACCTAAGCGATGGCGCTCTTCCATCCATAAATCAAAATAAGGTTTGAATTTATTGATTAATACATAGATGTAGATCATCTTACCATTTCTTCCTTGTCCTTTAGTGCGAACTTTCTCATGCGTCTTGTAGAACATATCCATGCGGATATTTTCATCTTTAATATGAGTGTGTTTGATTCTCACTAACTCGCTTTTACGTCTGCCGGATGCCCAAGCCAACGCAAAAGCACAAGCCTTTTGGTATTTTTTCTGTTCTACCAGTAAATCTAAGAAATCTTGACACTGCTCATCTGATAATATCGTGTTGTCGCGAACCTTAGCCATCTTAGGCGCTTCGATTTTCAAGATGATATTGCGAAAGTTTGCCCACTTTTCTTCTTCATCTAACATTGTTTCGATATAGTTGCTTAAGCTGGATAAGGTCGCTCTTACATTCCGAATACGAGCAGGCGATAGATTCTCCGACACCATATACGTCTGAAATTTTAAATAATCATTCTTTTTTACTTCTGCAAAATCTTTGTTCTTACAATGATTTTTACACCACACAAAGAAAATATTCAAATTGCTCCGATACACCGTTAATGTGGTATCGGCTTTTCCTGTGCCTTTCATGTAGCTGAGATAATCCTCAATCAAATCCAAGTTATCTTGATTAACACCTTTTAAATCATCGCAATCAGCACTCATCACGCGTCTTGTCTTGCGTGTATTTACGTTTTTATAAGCCATATCAACACCCCCGTAACATATTCAATACATCATATGCCTAGAGTGTTGGTTTGATGTCTATTAAAACCTAAATTTTATTTACCTATATATTCCGCAACCGCCTTATTTTATTTCCGAATTTAAGAATTAGTGTGGGTACGTTTGTTGCATACCCACACCATTTTCGAATCAATCTACTGCCGACTAAAAAAGTGGCTACCTTCCTATCGCCTTGCTCCTAACCACCAACTCTGAAAGTTAGTTCCGCTGTTGATGACTCCGCTCTAACTAGCGTTGCAAGTCATGTAAATACGTTGTTCCACGCATGGATTTATAGTTTATAGACTTCAACAACTTCGGTCTGTCGTTTTTCGCCTTTTAAATACCTAGCATTAATTTAGCTGATGTTAATCGTGCTGCACTGTATAAATCACTGTATGAGTACCTAAGGGCATCCATCGTATGAGAAAAGTCATGATCGTAGCTATCTTCTATGTACTGACCGGTCTTTTTGTCTTTGAGATACACATAATTCTCTAGTTCGGCAGCAACATTGACGCACGATTCATGGCAAATAATCTTCATATCCTGTAAGAAAGAAATACCGGCTTTAACACTTCCAGCACCCTTTTTGGCGCTAACGGCATTAAATCCATTTCTTCTTAGGTAATCCACTTTATCCGGTTCAGCGCCATCACAATACATTTTTTGTTTACTGATGCCTAACCCGATGATGCCATCCTTGATTTCTTCTAAGGTAGCACCACGCTTATAAAATTCACCAATGATATAAATTTCTTTTTTCGGCTTATCAAACAGACTGACAACAACCGTTGTAGGATCAACAAACCCCCAGTCAATGCCCACTCTGACTTCTAAACCTTGCTTAATCAATTCATTGATATCAAAGTCGCTTAAAACGTGATTTTTATATACAAGACCTTCAACATCCGCTCCCCAGTTACCATCACAGAACACTCTAGCCTTATTAGGATTCGTGCGATACATATCCTCTAAAGCCTTAACATATTCATCCGGTAAAAAGGGATTATCTCTGAATGTAGATTGCGAATAAATCGAACTTTCCGGTCTTGTTGAACCTTCGCAGAAGTCATATAACCAGTGCTTAGCGCTAATCGGGTTAAACGCCATGTAAATCTGTTGGTTAGGCGCTTTGCCACGCATACGCAAGTTTAACTGGTCTACGATTTCTTTTGGGACTTCATAGACCTCTTCGATAAAGATATCTGTAATCCCAGCAATAGAAAGCAACTTTTCCTCATTGTCTAATCCGACAAAGATAATTTCGCTACCGTTGGGAAGCATAATGCTCATATCACTTTCTTTGATACGCGTTAAATGAGTGATTTTAAACGACTCTATCACGTCTTTAAATAATTTAAAAACCGAGTTACGCATTGTCGTTCCATATCGACGACAAATCATAACTCGGCGCTTTTCTCTTAACGCTTTAATAATAATTTTTTGAGTGATGAAATGACTTTTACCACTTCCGGCGCTGCCTTTATAAATTTCCCATCGGTGAGAATAATCATTTAGCAACGGAAGAAACTTGGCGCTGAATGTTCTTGCGTGGATGTTAAGTTGCATTGTCATCACCGACAATATTTATGTTAATCGCCACATCATCTCTGATGCCTTGATCTAACTTCTGTTTTTCTAAATCAAACTTCTTCGCCTTAAGTTCAAGTTCTTTAGCTTGTAACTCAATCTCTTGTGCTTCCTTACGATCTTTCCACCCATGAGGTTTACGGTTCTTCAACCAAAAGATCATAGCGGTCACGTTACCGTTGATTGCTGCTTTATAAAGTGCATTTTCGACTTCATAATCGACCACTTCTTTTCCTCTTTTTAGGGCAGTCAACAAAGCCGAATGTTTGTTTTTGTACTCTTTAAGCGTTGAATATGAAATTCCTAAGTTATGCGCTATCTGTTCCTCGGTTAAGCCATCACGCGCCCAACCTTCAACTAATATTAACTTATCTTTAACATGAGTCTCGTATTTAGACTTCGCCATGACCTCACCACCATTCTTTGAATTTTAAATAAAACCGGCAATCGCTATGCGAAATCCGTCGCTCCTTTTACATCCTGGCAAACGAGCTAATATAGTTAATACTTCCTTATTGCAAAATAAAAAGCCATTCCGAAAGGGAATGACTGAAAGAAAGAAAAAAGTAGAAAATAAAATTAAAAAATAATTAGAAAAGGAATCATTCAACTATGAATTAAACCAACTTTACATAAACACACTAAATACGAATGTAAGGAGACTAGCAAGTGGTTGGATTTGCACCAACTTCACCCTCTGCTTTACTAACATAAGCTACACTTGCATATTGCCACACCGTAGCATGGCATTTGAGAGACTTAAAGACAAAGTAAAGTTAAATTTATTACTCACAAGGAGATTATTATGTTGTGTTCTGCTCGCTCTGCTCTAGTAGGACTCGAACCTACCGCTTAGGGAATAACGCCAACCTGGTCGAGCATATTGGGACGGCTCTTAACCGCCCTCTTGGATAATATTAACTGTTAGAGGAAATTAATGCTTCCTTCACTACAGACCGCATTGATAATCAAGAACTTATAGTAGTATGTTAGCCACTTGCCGGAGTTGCACCGACTATTACTCTTAGTGGCGTATGAGGGTTCGTCACACCCTCGCTCATAGACACAATGGAGATAACCCAACTCTTGAGTTATGTCACACAGATAAAGGTTTGAGATTATTTGATGCCATACTTAAATAACAACCAGGTCCGTCGTCATATCGGACACATTAATATAATACCATATATTTCATCGACAAAAGTGACAAAAAAGGGACATTATTCATGTCCCTCTTAAAATTCTGATTTTATTCATATTCACTTTCATCAGTGTAAGTCCAGCCACATTCATCACACTCATAAATAGTCCAATCATTAACAACATCATAGAATCCTTGAACGTGATTGTCACACCTATGACATTCCATTTCACCTACAAAATTCATATTAATTCCTCCTATGTATTTAAAATTTGTATTTTAAATTACTCTTCCGACAAATAAAACCAATCAACTCTCTCGCTATAATAACCATTGCTACCGCCATAAAACCTAATCGTGACATACCCTTTAGTTGTCGCCAACTTATAAAAAGTATAAGTCATAGACGCATCGCTTCCATAATTACTCTCGTTGGTGTCAATCGCCTCTTCAGCCATCAACAATGGAGCTCCAACCAAATCTTCTAAATCACCATCTACAGACTCGATATAAACCCACTCGCAACAATCTTGAAGATGAGTTAAAACAAAAACCTCACCATCGTCTTGCTCAAAATAGAGCGCATCATTGCCCCAATATTCCCCTCTCCATGCTCTACGCATTGTTTTGCCTAATATAGGCAAATTATTAATTTCCATATTAACAACTCCTTTAAAACATCATTTTTAATAACCTCGTATTGTTAATTCAAAATCTATTTTTTCTTTTATACCTTCGAGGTTGTCTACTGAACAATAACTGTTATCGTCAAAAACAATGAGGGTATCTAATATTTCACTCAATAACTGTAATTCAAAATCGCTAAACTCGTTCATATTATCACCTCTTAAACCATCAATTTTAAATTACTTCTCAAACGTGTAAAAACTATTTCGTGTTTCCACTAAAATGTGACTAAAACTCTCGTCTATCGAGATGACTTCACTTGTTGTCGTTGTTGAATCTTTTGTAGTAAATACCAACCCATGACCAATTTGGCACACTTTTAACTCACATCTTTTACCTAAATCATCAAGTACATTTCCATAGTTATTGTTTACTTTAGGTTCTTTTAGATTAAAACCAACGAATTTCATAAGCATTATCCCCTTTAAAACTTAGTTATTTAACAGCACTTCTGAACTTTTCCATCATCTCAGATCTGCGTCGTTCAATTTCTTTCTTTCTTTCTTTATATTCACTCGAATAAACATCATCAAACTCACACTCTACTAATTGATACATATACACATCTTTCATCCAGTGCATCATAGCTTTATATTTATTAGGCTCGTATTCATACAACATTTTCAACTCTTCACTTAAATTTTGAGAGTATGGACACGCACAACATCCGGTCCTTGTACATCCATAGACTTTATAGGCATCTGATAGCTCGATATTAAACTTCTCGATAAATTCATCCATTATCTGATCGTTCCAGTCGATGATAGGCATTGACATCACAAATTCCTTGTCGCCCTTGCGCTTAATTTTGACACACGAATCGTAAGCCATCGAACGCGTTCCGCCTTCTGCCGTTCTAACACCGCTAAATGATCCACACATATCATTTTCTTTCTCGAAATCTTGGAACGGGTACTTTTTCATATACTGACAACACTTATTAGCAACTTTAAACTCAGTGTCGGGATGTATAAAGTGCATATGTTTATTAGCTAATTTATAGCTATTTCTTCCCGGTGTCGGCACACCGCCCTTTAACCTTACTCCCGTTATCATTTGATACGCTCTAGCTGTTTTCAACGGTTCATCCATATGCTTTTGATAAGTAGACAATGCTTCGCTTTTTAATTTGCTGAGGCACGGCTTCCCATACTCATTTATAACTTGTGCAAAAGGTTTTCTAGGTTTAGAAATAACTATGTTATCGTAGGGGAACTCCTTCACAAATCTTAGCGTAGCGTCTAACTCTATCCCTGTATTTGCGAATACGAAGGGGATCTTTGTTGGTAGATCCGCCATCATAATTAGGTGTGCCAATACTGTGCTATCCTTACCTCCGCTAAAGCTCAAATATATTTTCCCACCGGTTCTTTCATAATCTCTTTTTATTCTAAAAAGAGCATCTTCTACAGCTAACTCTAAATCCATCGTTATCTCCCCTATGTATTTTAATAACCTAAATTGCCAAAGTCACAATTCATTTCATCTAAGAATATTTTTAACTTCTCTTTTGTATTAGGAACTTCAATTTCTCCTGTTTTAATCATTTCTGCAGCTTCATTTACTTGCTTAATCGTTTCATCTGATAAGTTAGGATTAACCCTCGGAAGTCCGACACCGTTCGCATTAACGTCCATTAAAATCGTGCGCCCACCTTCAAATTCACCGTTAGCATAGGCGTTAATTTGATCGTAAGCTGCTTGCCCTAGATATTTCATAGCGCTAGTTAATATAACTGATTTCCCGTTAGTCAATAATCCTTCGTCGTATTGGTCTACATCGACACCAACAATAAAGACTTCATTTCCATCTTCGGCTCTTGTCTTAGCTTCGTTAATTGCGCCAACACCGACACCGCCAGCAGCTGCAAACACAACATCAACACCTTTATCATACATTCCGGCAGCGATCGCTTTTCCTGCGTCTAAATCGGTGAAAGTCCCTTGATAGATATAATCTGTCACTTCTACATTTGTCCCTAAACAATTGTTAGCATACGCAATTCCTGCAACGAATCCCCAACCTAACTTCTGAACTGCTGGGACTTCCATTCCACCTAAGAAGGCAACCTTATTCGTTTCAGTTTCTAATGCTGTCGCAATTCCGGCTAAAAACGATGCTTGTTGCTCTGCAAAGAAAATTGAAACTGTATTATCTGCCACTTCATACACCGGATTTCCCTCGGCGTCCGTCCCTACAAGTGGTTCTGCATCAATCGCAACAAATTTGATCTCCGGATGCTTCTCTTGCGCTACTCCTAACGCTTCTTCAAACTTAAATCCTGGTAACACCATCACTTCTACACCAGTCATCGCTAAATTATCAATCGCTTCTAAATAATCCTGTGTCGTCTCACCTGTTGGCATTAGATACTGAACCTCTGCGCTTGGATTATCTTCTTTGTACTCCAACACACCTTCCCAAGTTCCTTGATTGAACGATTTATCATCGATTGTCCCCGAATCTGTCGCCATTCCGACTTTAATTCCTTTTTCTTCTGTTTCTTCTGCTTTAGCACAAGCGACTAACCCTAAAGTTAGGGCAGCCACCATCGATAATTTCATTAATTTGTTCATTTTCATTCCTCCTATTCAAAAACTTCATTCAATAATCTTTCTAATTCTTCGCGACCTTTTTTTACTTTACGTTTAATCTCGCGATCGCAAAATCCCAACTCTTCTGCGACAAACTCAACACTTTTCAATTCTAAATATCGCATTCTCAAAGCATTAGTTTCAGCCGGCATATATTGCTGCATTAACGATAAGGCTCTTTCGATCGCTGCTACCTCTAACCTAACCGCCAACCATTTCACTCTTAAACGATCTTTCTTTAGCATCAATCTTTCGTATTGCTCTTCTAAACTCATTCGCGGTCCTGGAATATCGTCCGTAATCACCTTAGCTTTAATTTTAGGGTTTTCCAAATACTCCAATTGTGACTCAATCATTGCTAATTGTTCTTTTTTACATTTGTAAGTTCGTAAAGCCTCAATCGCGTTTATTGCCACATCCGTCCCCCCCTTTAAGAGTTATTTGTCTTTCTTTTCTATTGCCGAAATCTTCTTCATCAAATCCACCACATTAATTGCGGTTTTAGTCAACTCAGCGTCCTTTTGGATAAGGCTGTTTTTATTTAACATCGCTAATTGATTTCTAGTAACAAGGTGTAAGTTGTCTATATCAAAATTTCTTTTATCTCCATCGAGGAAGATGACGACAGAACCTCTCGGCACCTTCCCATGATGTTTCTCATAAACAACTAAATGTTTTGACTTCCAACGTCTACCCGTATCACTAACTTTGATTTCACAATATCCATCCTTCGTTATTCGCTCCGAACCTAAAGGTTTGTAATTATGAGGTTTTTGCCCTTTTTTAAATGAGGTTACATTAGCTTTCGTTAACCCTTTCGTACCTTTGTTCCATGTTGCACGACCTTTTTCGAACCGTCCAGTAAATCCAGTTTTAAGGCCGTAGCGCTTAATTGCTCCAGATATTTGTTTAATCGTATAGTCATAGCAAAATTTAGCGGTCATCAGTTCCAAAATCTCGTGATAGTGTCTACCTGGTGTGATCTCTGCTAAATATTGCTTTTCTTCATCGCTCCAAATATGTTGTGGTCCTTTATTTTTAACTCCTAACGGTCGCCCCATTTTTATCCCTCCAACATTTTAGGTAATTTAGTGTTTGCATCTAGTCTGTCATCCATCATCTTCTTAGACTCTAGCACTAAAGAACCATTAGCGATGATTTGTTGAGCGATTGAAGTCACAGCTTTCGCTCTCGAAATTTCTTCTAATAACTCTTCACCTTTGATATCCTCATCATTCAATCTTTCAAGTTGCGCAAACAAATGATTGTTCAAATCTCCTAATGTATTTTTCATTTTTTCTTCCTCCTTAAAATAATTATTCTAATCTACTAATTGAACGATGTAGTGCGTATTCCAACCGTAGTAAGTTTTGTCTTTGAAATCTTTAAGTTCAACTTTCATCCCTAACCTAGCAAACTCATCAATAATTCCGTCAGCTTTAAATTTCTTTGACACAATCGTATTTCCGAATTTTTTCATAGCGACAACTTGGAATCTTTTTAATTTCACTTTTTGCTTAGTTGCCGCGATCTCCGCTTCAAGTTCTTTTGATTCTCTGAGAAGCTTTGCTTTTTCTCCACCCATTTTCCCTTTTTCAGATGGCGTTAGTACCATTTCTTTAGGAATTGAAATCCCTAATTTAGCTAACTTGTTAGCCGTTTGGACACCGAATCTACCTTCGCCCTTAGCTAATTTAGAAATAGCGTTTGGCGATACCCCCGAAAGTTTAGACAACTCTCTTTGCTTCATATTGTGTTTTTTCAAATATTCCTCAACCGTCATCGGCTTATCCCCCTTTAATAGCTATATTCACAATTACAAGCCACTTCGCCACTTCCAATCTTCCCTAGATCCTCAACTGGTGGCACAAAATTAGCTTCGTAAAAATCTCTCAACTTACATTCGTTACGGTTTTTAGTACAACCTTTACACTCAGCGTATAACTTACCATCAATTAACGAATGAAACTCACCAAGCGTCAACGTACGCTCACCGCATTTTGATAACATCTTTTCTAATTTTTTGATTTGATAGTCATCAGCAACGCGTAATTCCCATTTTGCAATACGTTTAGCTACAACTTCTTTCGTTTTGCGGTCTAAATTCTCATCAATGAAGCTATCTAAGAATTTACGTTGGTATGTTGTCGCCATTTTTAAATACTTGATTTGCTCTTTTGTGATAATCCCACTCTTTTCAAACTTAATCCACGCTGGCTCCTTGTCTCCAACACCATGTAATGAGCGAATGCCCATCAATAATTGATGAACAGACGCTAACATAATGACTTGGTTCATTTCCTCTTGTCGTAAATAACCACGTTTAACTTTGCGCTCTCTTAAGTTGACACCATCTTTAAATACTTCAAACCCTTTCTTCATCTTCGTTCTCTCCCTTTATTTACTCAATTAAAATGGTAACATTTCGTCACTAATGTTAATATTTGAACTAAAATCTCCACCATTCATCCAGTAACTCCCTGGATCTTGTTGTTTTTTCTCATGTCGCACTTCTGCCACCGTTCGTTCCTGTTGTTTTGAACCTAAAAATTCAACCTCATGTGCTACAACCTTAGTAAAAGTTCTTTTTTGCCCATCAACTTCGTAATTTTCAACCGATATGCGCCCAACAACTCCAATTTTGCTGCCCTTTTGTTGGAACTTAACTAGGTTTTCAGCTTGTTTATTCCAAACTTGCACCGGAATAAAGTCCGTTTTATCCCCGTATCCATTGACCGCTAAATTAAATTGGCACACCGCTTTACCACCCGTTGTTTGTTTTAACTCTAAATCTGTACTGATATTCCCGATTAATGTTACATTGTTCATTTTTATACCTCCGTTAATCTGACTCTCACTTCTGCATTTTCTGCATAATATTTTTTAATACTCAATTCAACCACTTGCTTGTCATCTTGGTAAGCTAATCCATTCAATGAATCTAAAATGGACTTTGCTAAATTATCGCAATCCGGTTTAACCGTCGGTCTTATCATTCCTTCGATCTTAGCTTTTTTCTTCGTCTTGCTATCAGACTTAGGAACCGCGACTAACACTTCAATTTCGGCTCTGACTTGATTTTCATAGGGCAACCACCCAAATTGTTTGGCGTAATCTGAATAACACATTTTAACGTAACTCTCGTAAACCAACGTCTCTTTTGGTGTGTATACAATGCCTGATCTACCCATTCTAGGTCTTTGTTTGGCTTGTGCCTTGCCAGGGATTTTAAACTCTCTCATCTTTCCCCACCACCAGTTCTAAAATTTTAGGATGAACTTTACTCGCGTCTGTTCTAGCCTTATTGAACACATCAAATTCACTAACATCAAACCCTAAATCGATAGCTATTTCCTTGAACCAAGCTGGAATTTTTTTCTTTTCTTTCCAAAGATTGTAAGTATTACTTCTAACGCCGAATAATTTGCAAAACGGATCAAGCGTAATCCCATTAGTCCTTAAGAAGTTATCGATTGTCCCTTTTTGGTTGTCGTTCTTGATATCCATTATGATATCTTCTTGGCTTTTTTTTCGGTTTCTAATTATTAGCCCCTCATACTCCTCTAGGGGTTTGTCCGCATTTTTATCCCACTTAATCTTTGTGCAAAATTCAACTTTAGATGTGTAATACGGGATGTTCTTATCTTCCAAAATGCTTGTTATCAACTCTAACTGGTCTCTGTTCAGTGCATAGAGTTCACCCTCTTGACTTATTCGAGTAAAATGATCCGTGTCGTACTTCACATAAATCAAATTATTCATCTCCGCTCACATCTCCTATCCCTGCTTTTTAGATAAATCTCCGGACCTATATCTGCATCAAAATTCAATCTTCTAAGCTCATAAACTTTCTTCATCTTTTCTCTGTATGCTAAGTAAGGTTCGCAATAACTATGGCAATTAAAACGTCTCTCAGTGCAATCTTTACACTTACGAAATACCATTAAATCCCCAGCTTTCTTATTGTTTTTTCATTCACCTTGATACCTTCGACTTTATATTTAGCGTTAAATGTCTGCCAACCTATCGTGTGCGTTTCTTGGTGATGTTCGGCACACAATGCGATTAGCCTTAATTTTGTATGATCCACTTCATTTCGATTTCTACCACTTCCAACCGCATCGACATGATGAATATGAGCGTGTTTTTTGCCACATACAGCGCATTTACGGTGGACTAGGCATAAATATAGGTAATTATTTATTTCTCGCGCTAAAACGACTGTATTTGCGTTTAACGGTACGTCCCATTCGAAGCAAAACTCTAACAAATGTTCTATAAAATATCTCGCGGTCGTCATATCTACATTTGACAGACTAAAATACTCTCTATCTTCTTTCGCCATAAAGTCATATTTCATATGTTCTTTGAGATACTCCGGATGATGCCCTGTATAATCCGCAATATCTTTAATCAACGCATAAATCTTCTTACGTTGATCGCTCGATATCCTTCTACCGTCGTCAACTCTAATTTCCCCGTACATAACATCCGCTAAAAACCTCTCGTCAATTAACTCATTAGGGATGTGGCATTTAAGCCACGCCCCTCTTGAATCCTCTTGATAATCCCAAAATATAGCTTTAAGCATTTTTATCCGGCTTTTGGTTCAACATTTCAATCAATTCTTTAGCTTGTTTATCGCTCAACTTGTCGTAAGCGTCCACGCCGTAAGCAGTTTTGACGTGTTGTTGCACTGCAACTTCATTAACGTATTTTGTTTCGATTAATTTCATGATCTTAGCGGCGTTGACATTGGCTTTCGTCTTGCTTGGTTTATCATCTTTTCCGGTCGTTGCGTCTAATCCATCAGACTCTACAATCTCAAAAGCATTAACCCATAAATAACGTCGTAAATAAGTTTGTACCGCTCCCAAGTTCTGCACGTCATGGCACCCCTTAAGATTTGCATTGCTCATTGGAGACGTAAAAACTAATTTCTCATCCGTGTTCTCAGCATTTACGATTGTTAATGTTGCCATGTCGTTATCAAAGCTGATGTTGCTACAAAGATTATATTTCTCTAATAAACTGTTGATTGTTGGCAAGAAATCGCCTAATTCGAAGTAATGATAACCAGCGAATTTGTTATGTCCCGATTTCTTCAACGGTTTTTCTTGAAACTCACAACGAGCTTTTTGCATTTTACTGTAAATATTGTTCATACTTTATACCCCCTACTGATGGAATCTTTTGCTTTCTGAAGAATAGAAAATTGGATTTTTTGTTGGTCCAAAACTGTAAATCTTGTTGCACAATAAGCTTAAATATTCATCTTGAGTCATTGATTTTTTGAGTCTATCTCCGTGCGTTGCCAATTTGCTTAACATCTTTCGATGATCGTATTGAGGATGATTAGATAATCTCAAAAACGCTGTAACAAATTTATCGGTTTTATACTGAGGGAAAAATTTGAAATCCTCTAGCTTGTCTAAAAAACAAACAACATCTTCAAAACCATCTAAAGTCAAATCACCTTGTTCGAAATTTAACGAAAGCAACTGATATGATTTGTTTTGGAAATGAGCGATAAGCTTTAATGCCACACTGATTGTTATGTGATAAGAAACGAGCAATTCATTAAACGCCACATAGTTTTCATAATCTTGATCTATATAAGACTGCAAAAACGAAGGCTTACCCCAATTCATACCCGTCGTATTACATCTCTTCATCTCTTCCGTTCCATATCCATTAACAACATAAAAATAGACAGGTAATCCTAATTCTTTACAAGCCTCAAAACGATGTTGCCCATCAATGATCTCGAATTTTTCATTTATCATAATCGGAGAAACTAATTGCTGTTGCTCCATTGAAGTGATAATTGCGTTTAAATTAGATTTGTTAACTATTCTGTTCCCTTTAATCTTTTTAAACATGTTGTAATCTGTTGTTTTTAAAATATTTCCGAATAATTCCATACTAATACCAAACCCTTCCCATTTCTCTTGATTTTTTTTCCGCTCTTATTTTTGAATATTCCGAAGCACAACTCTTGCAGACAGAACGATGTCCATCTTTGCATAAATCACTTTTGTGAAAACAACTTATTCTTTTTTCAACCCCGCACTTTGAACACACCTTTGTCCGCATATCTTGTTCTTCTACTTTCTTTTTAGGTCGTTTTAAGTTCAAACTTGAGGCTTTAACGATAACGCTTTTTCTGCTTCTTCCTAAAGCTTCCGCTATTTCTTTTGTCGTAAATTCGTCGTTAGGATACGCGAATTTTAAAAACACTAATTCTTCATCTCCCCAACATCTGCGATCATCAACAATCATTAAATTGGAAATTCTGTTGTCCTGTTTGTCACCATTTATGTGAATAACAGACTTCCCTAGTAAATCATTGCCTGCAGCATACGCTATAACGTTACTTTTCTTAAAATTGAACGCCTTGCGCTTACCACCAATGATAAATTCTTTAACAAAATAAAATTCGTTTCCCCTCCACGATCCTTTGAGCATTTCGTTACCGTGCTTAGAATAAATTTCTCCATTTTCTACGTCGACTTTCCAATCCTCATCAATCGCACACTTAAGAATCTCAAGCCTTTCCTCATTCAATTTAAATCCCTCCTACAAAATCACTTCGAATTTAGGAACAAATACTTTCCCATCTTTTTTTTGCGTCCCCATTAGATGAACCGTTAAATCATAAATTTCAACATCACCGAAATTTTTTACAACGTAATCATTCTCGATACAGTAGCATTTGCCATCCTTCCAAACATATAGGAAGTCGTCACGCATTTTGTTCAACTCAACAACTTGGCTTAATGTTGGTTTGCTCATTATTTATCCCCTCCGAAATCTATTTGAACTTCTGTCGCAACCGCATGAATAAAAAATTTAAGACTAGGGCATTTTTCTGTTTGCCCAAATAGATGTTTATACATATCAGTATCAGCCAAATAAGCATTTTCAATCGCCCATCGACAGTTACGATCAAAGGCGCAATATTTAACCTCAGATTCCGGATAAAGCGATTGGTAAATTTCTTTCATCATCATAGGCTCACCCTTATCAACGACCATTAAAATCGCCTTACTCAATTCACTAAAACCTTTATTCGACGGATTCACACCCAAATCTATCAACATTTGTTTAACCACGTTCTTCATTGTTTTTTTCTCCTAATTTTTGTTTTTATGAATATTTAACTCTCGACTTGCGTATAATAAACGTGTAAAATATTTACGTTATTGTTTAACTAAAGCGTTGCAGCGCCTTAGTTAACCCCCATGTGAGCAAGAACCGTAATAAATTCGACGTAAGTCATCGGCTTAAAGAGATGTTGCAGCATCTCATTATTGCTGATGGCTTTTTGTTTTATCGCAATAATGTCAACGATCAATGTTTTTAACTCGATTTCATTTTTTCGGCAGTAGCGCAAGAACGCCGCATCAAACTCTAAATCACTTGAAGTCCAAAAATTGATAAACCCGACCACACGTTTAGCCATTACTCCGCTTGGATGAATACCAATTTTGAATAAAGCCGTTTCCCCGTTTGTCATAAAACCACCTCATCTTTAAATCTATAATTTCTCTCTTCATTGCGACCGATTTGCACCATAAAGCGATTGGTCGCTTTTTGTTTCATTCTTCCGGCGATTGCTTCATCGATTTGTCGTAACTCACTGATTAACAATTCAGATGATATGATAGTCACTAAATCATTGTTATAGCGATAATTAATCAATCTAAAAGCATAATTCAAATCTGCATCCGTGAACTTCCCTTTTAGGAAATCGTCAATATATAAGACTTCTGCTTTTGAATACTCATTAAAGTAATCATCACGATCTGCGTCATAACTCATTTGTTTCAACTTATCTACGAAGTCATTCCAAATCATGTATTTAACTTGAACATATCTTTTTTTATCTTCGTCATAGTGCGTCATTCGTTCATTACAGATGGATGAACAGATATGCGTCTTACCGCATCCACTCTGACCTAGCGCTAAAAACCATTCTTTTGACTTCTGAGCGTTCAAAATGTAGTCCTTAGCCTTTTCCTTCATCTCGACTTGAAACGGCTCTACAGCTTCAAAAAACCGCAATTTATGGCTTAATAATTCTTTCATGCCGCTTTCTTCGGCATTTTTCTTTGATTTACGGACTTTCATGCACTCACAATCATCGATATATGATGTGTCGTTATCTTTGTCATAGTAAGTTATAAAACCTCTATTTAGGCATAGATCACAATCAAAATCTTTTAAATTGCCTGTGCGTTGATTATCTAACTCGACTAATTGCTGAGTGATTGTCTTTTCTCCTGCATCGTAACTATCTGTAAGTTTAGAATCCCAATCAATCTCTTTAGATAACTTTAATGCTAATTGAGATAAACTTTTCATTTTTTCCTCCTATAAAACTTTTAAGCCACATGAATCAATGTACGGCCCTGTTTGTTGAATCGTTGTTGTTTTTGAATTTAAGTAGCTTTCAAATTTTGTCCCAAATAAAGTTTCCGGTCTTAGGTATTCTTTCATCTTCTGATCTCGCAACCAGTCACTGCATTTGTTATCGATGACTTGCTTAAAATCATTTACTGTAAATCCTTCTGCAAGTCTTGCTTTGATATGGCGCTGAGTAACTTTAGATGTATGTTTGAAATTTTTATTAGCTTTTTGATTTAGATATTGAACAATTTCTTCGTATGGAAGAGGCGTAGTTGAGCTCTGCTCGACAATATCTTTTATATCTTTGTTAGTTAATTGCTTAGTTAACTGATAGTTAATTGGTATAGGTTGTTCATTTTTAAACTGCTCATTGTTTAAATCTGAACAATTAATTGTTTGATTTTGAACCACACTTTGCTCAAATTTAGGCAAGGCGTACCACGTTGTCCTGTCATAAGATAACTGGTTATAATTCCCTTTTATTAACAATCCTTGATTCTCTAAAGATGAAATAATTCTTTGTATTTTAGCTCTATTCCAAAACGGAAATAGTTCAGTTAACGCCTTTTGAGAGTTATAAGTCCACGTATAACCATCATAAAAATGCTTATCGTTCGCTTTGTTTTTTGCTATCCAATAACTAAAATACTGATACATGATAGCTTCATTCACTCCATGCTCTTTAGCAAACTCTCCATCAAAACTAAAGTTCATCACTTCACCCCTTTATTCGTGAAATATTCCCTTACTAACTCATCTCTTTCGGACTTCCATTCTGCTAGTTGCTTCTGATATTCGTTTAAACATCGTTTTTCGTCGATATAAAGCGTCAAAAACTCTCCCTCGACATCTTTTTCGAGAATGTAATTTGAAAGGCTTAAAACGCCTAAAAATGCGATTATTGTATCTCCTAATAATTCATCGATAGGTAATTTAATAACTTTTGGTGATTCTTCGCTCAACAATCCCTTTTCAATTTCGTCTGCAACTACATCATTGATTGTCTTTTCAATGTATCCGATCATCGGCAAATCTTTTACTTGCATAATCCTTCCCCCTCGTCGATAAAGACATTTGCGCATAACCAGTTGTAAAACATAACTCGTTGACGTTTTGGCAACATTCTACAAAGCAACACAAACGCCACCTCAAATGCTCTGTGAAACGCAACAAATAAAATTAACAATGCTAGTATCGTTAAACCTCCCATTTTAAATCCCCCTAAATTAATTTCGATAGTTTGTTAATGCAAAACTCGAACGATTCATGTTGAAACGTTACGATTTTAAATCCGACCATAAATGCCGCGATCCATTCGCCATTTCTTTTCTCGATAGTCCCCACTTGCTGATGTTGGCGATAGATTTTAAAACCTGTTACTGACTCATGAATACTCTCGTAAGCCACAAGCGATAAATCCATCCAACCCATTTTTAAACCCCCTTAGCTTCTTTAAATTGACTAGCCATCGAATAACCGATAATGATCCCGGCTAATTGATCTTTTTGCTCTTTCGGCACGATATCCAACGCCGCGAATATCTTTGACACGATTTGAGCCTTTTCTTCAATCGTCATTTTTTCACCTCTTTTTTGTGAGTTTCTTGTCCGTTTTTTCTGCTTTGCGAACCTCACAAGTTAATAATAAACTATTTTTTTCTGCTTTGCAACCTTTTTTTGAATATTTTGTTTGCTTTGCGAATATAATAATAGTAATATAGTTTTATGAAAGGTGGATTTGACATGAATAACAGAATTAAAGAGTTAAGAAAGTCATTAGGATTAAATCAAACGGAATTTGGCGAAGGTATTAATTTATCTAAAAGTCAAATAGCTTGTTACGAAAATGGTTCGCGAAATGTTACTGATAGATCTATAAGCGATATTTGCGAAAAATACAATGTTAACGAAGAATGGTTACGTCATGGGATTGGAGAAATGTTTAAACCCGAACCAGAAATAGACGAACTGGCATATTTAATGGGAATGTTTATTTCTAACAATAGCGAAGATGAAATAAGAACTAAAATCATTAAAGCTATGTTAAGTTTAGATGATGATGGATGGAAATTTATCGAAGGGTTAGTTGAACGAATTGCAAAATAAAAAAGGCCGAGAATTATTTCTCAGCCTTTTTTATTAATCCTAAAATAAATTTGTAAATTGTTGTTAGTTTAACCTCATCATCGATTTGATTAATGACGTTTAGAATTTTTTCTCTCACGAACGACTCACCCTTTTATTTTTTCATCAATCCCTAGAATCGCGATAAAACATAACCATTCAAAAAACAAACATTCGTTCAAATTGTTATTTTTTATAACGATTGGCAAAATTATACAATATATAACAAAAAATTACAATTCGATTTAATTACAGTTTTTTTAAAACTTAGATTTTAATTTTCTCGCGCACGCGCGCGTATAGTTAATAATATATATTATATTTAACTAGTTATTTATTTAACTACCTTAGATATTTTTGGGTCTACTTTGGAGTAGGACGGGGGTCTACTCTAGAATAGGGTGGGTCCTACTTTGGAGTAGGGTGCTAGTAAAAAGGGGTCTACTCTAGAGTAGGGTGCGGGGGGGTCTACTCTAGAGTAGGGTGTATTTATTTACATTAATTCCCTAAATCTTTTAACAATAATTGGTATCTTTGCCCTGTGTTGTAATATGTAAATGTTCCTTTTTTGTTTTTTTCTAAATGGAAAGTTAATACCTTAGCGTCGCATAGTTTTTTGAATCTTCTTCTCAAAACGTCTTTGTTGCTGATTCTGAGAATAGGCAAGTCCTCTAAAACTTTTTGATAATTCACCCAATAAAAAGGAACATCATCTATCATCACTAAATTCATCCCATCCGTATTCCTAAAATCTACAAACCACTTCAACAATAATAAATCATCCATGTTTAATCCGTATGCCACGGCGGTTGGTTGGTGGTAATCCATAATTGATAATTTCATAAAAAAATCCTCCTGGTGCTATAAATTTTTAGCAAACAAAAGGACTCCACACAAAATTCAGCTAAAATGGAATAAAACTATTGCATTTAGCGCAAAATGATATTATAATTACAAACGAACTTAATAAAAAGCTATTAATTACGTTTGTAATTAATTTATACGGTGTTAGACTTCCACTTGAGCGGCCAAACTTTCGTGGGAGTCTTTTTATTTACTAAAGAAATAATATCAAATTTTGACAGATTATACAATAAAAAAATAAAGGGGCATCCGCACTTGTTGGATAGCCCCTTTTTATATTATTCTCATTTTTTATTTTCGTATACTCCGATTAATGCGAATTTTATTTTTGAAAAATCAGTGAAATCTGTTTTAACAGTTGTAGGTTGAAATTCGTGTTCGTTCTTTTTATCAGTGCATGAAATTATTAATAACGGATAAGGTAAAATATAGCTTATTTTTTTAGCTCTTTTATCTTTCATGATCTTTGAATATACATCTCCATTCGTGAACCCTTTGGTGTTGTCGCACTCAACCAGAGTTGACACTGTATGTGTTCCAAATCTAAAGACGATATAAATATCCGGTCGTATGCCATACGTTTTTTCTAGCCCTTTAAATTCAGTTTCGACGCTAACCACTTCAAACTCGTTATAGAATTTCACCAAAAAGTCAGTAATAAGCAATTTATGTTCAAGTTTGGTTGGTTTTTTGCCTGTGTAGTAGACAAAGCTTTGGTCGATGTGGTCTCTATAACGTTTAATCTGTTTCAACTCATGAGCTACTTTAAGTCTGTTTTGAGCGACGGTTATCGAGGATTTGGTGTTATTGGTTGGAGATTTGTAAAATAGCATAGCGGCTTGTTTTGCGGTGATTAATAACGAAGTATCTTCTAAAAAATTAATCATTTTGATGTCTCTTGATGTTAAATATTTTTTTCCGGCCATATCAATCCCTACTTTCTAGCTTTCTTAGTCAGTAGCTGTTGATACTGTTTATCGTGATAAGCTAATTGCGTGTTCAATTCATCGTACCACTCGTCACTTAACGGATCATAATCACCAAAAGTATGCGACTCCTCATATTCTTCTACCAATTGCGAAAGCCCTAACTTAGTTGCGCATGGTTCGCAAAAATCAGACGTTCCAAATTCGTAGCAAACAACACGATGAACGCGTTGACCACAATGACGACAAGTTCTATACATAACAATCCTCTCCTATTCTGCAAAAGCATCAAAAATTTGTGACTTAGCTTTTTCATCAGCTTTTTCTTTGTTAATGACTTTAGCTTCAAGTGTTGTTCTTTTATTCTTAGCGCAAACCTCACGTATTTTTTCTTCTGTTGTCCAAAAAGTTTGAAATCTTGTTAGTTTATCAGTTTTGACAATTCCTTGACCTACTGCGTTAATGTCAATAATTTCAAGACCTTTCTCTTCGATGATATTACGACTCTCTTGTTCGTTTGATGTTCTTAAGCCGATTCTTAAACCACAGTTACAAGTGATATTTGTCGGTATAACGCTATCTGTAGGACGTTGGGTGCAAAACATTAGATGGATACCTACCGCTCGGCACATTGAAGCTATTTCAGCCATAGTGCGATAGGCGGTCTTTTGGTTGAATATTAAATCCTCACTCGTAGCATCTTTTCGGTTAGGTGGGGATGCCGGAAGTGTCATGAATGAAAATAATTCATCGATGATAACAAAGATAAAGGGGAGTCTGTCTTTTTTATTAACTTTAGAATTATAAGATACTATTCCAGTTACATCTGCATCTTTTACTAGCTTTAACCTTCTAAACATTTCTTGCTTGATATCGAGAAGCTCTAATATAGTTTCTTCAACATTACTAGACATAGCGGCTAAATGTTTAATGTTCTTAAATGTATTTGCTTCCACCCCACCCTTGTTATCTAAATAAATAATTTTAAGTTGGTCGGGTGTATAATTTTCAATCAATTGACACACAATAGATTTAACAAGCACAGATTTTCCCGAACCGCTCGTCCCAGCTCCCAATATATTCGGAATTGTTTTGGTGAGATTAACTGTCACAGGACCATCTAAAGACATACCCGTTGTGATGTATAGATGATCTGTGTCGGGAATAGGCACAACTTTAAAAGGGTATTTTTTCGCATTCATCAAGTGGCCCTTAAACACCTTAACTCTGTAATTTTGATTATCGTATAGAATCTCTACATCGTTCTTAAATACATTCTCAATTGCGTATTCTAACTTAAGTAAGGAATTAATGTCGCACCCACTTGGGAGTTCAATCCCAAATAGGGTGTAAGTCTCATACTCTTTCAACCACTTCACATAGGCAAATTCCGGTTCTTCTTTTTTATTACAAAGTCGGACCGTTTTGAATAATTCATTCAGCTTTTTTTTATCATCTTCTTCACTATTTCGATTCGTTGCGAATCCCAAACCATACGCAAGTGCACCGGCAGCTATAACGCCAAGCAATAGACTCATTTTTAAATCCCCCTTTTTTTATTTTCTACGAATAATTTTTTTAAAAATGGGCAGTTTAATAAATTCGGTCGGGGCAACCACGCCCCTCCCTCTTTATTAAATGCGCTTCGCTATTTATTGTCGTATCAACCTTTTTATGCTTCGTTTCGTTGGTCCAGGACAAGATCCTAACCAAAGTGCTACCAATCTTGGTTCAATATTTATCACTTAATACAATATATGCTCAAAAGTCTTGGTTAGTACCAAGACTTTTACTTTTGCGATGATTTAATCATGTTCATCAATTTATTGCCGTCTACCATTTGTATTCCAATCCTTTTTGCTGCGCTTTTTGCATCATTTGTGAAATCGGAAGTCGTGACATAAATCCCTTTTACATCTTTGCCGCCGAGCACACAAGCGCCCACAAAATCCCTCATTTTATTAGAACTAATCGGGCGTGAGTATCTTTTGCATTCGATATAATACGTCTGCCCGTCTTTGGTGGCGACAATATCTTTCCCACCGTCGCCTGTTCTTTTCGTCTGTTGCACTGAATACCCCATACTTTTGTATAGTTTGGCCACATAAGTTTCAAACTTGAACGGATCCATGCGTTTTAAATCGCTAAGAGACATATATTCAACTCTTGATCTGTCCTTCCAAAATAAAATATCTTTATATACAATCACGATAAACATTAACAATACACACAAGATTATTATTGCTATCGTGTAAAGAGCGCCGCTCATAAAACCACCTCTAGTATATGTTGGCTAGGTTTCGCAACATTTATACATTTAAAATAGGCTTTTTAAACGCAAAAAAAGCACCTGGATAAACCAAGTGCTTAATCATTTTTTCTTTTATCGTTATAGATGTAATTACCAATCTTTCAAAGCATTTTGGCTTTCAACAGGCGCTTCGGGTTGTTTTTCAACTGCTTCTCCAACATCGCCAACCGCATCAATTAATGCTTTCAGCGCAAATGATGAAAAGTTGCGTTTCTCATCATCAGCCGCTTTCATGATTTTCTCTAATAACATTTCGTCACCTTCATAAAAAGTGATTGTTTTCTTGCTGATTATTTTACGAGCCATGTTGTATCACCCCTTGATTAATGAGAATTTATAGAAACCTCTAGCATTTGCGATCTGCGCATCCGGATAAATCACTTCATTTTCTCTTAATTCTATGTGATCTTTCAACGCTAGCGCTCCGCCGCCAGTGTAAATGATGCGATCATAGTGGGCCGGATTGATTCCGCTGCGTCTAATCGTTGCCGACAACTCATTAGCTACCGCTTTTTTCACAACGTCTAATTCGTTTTCTAAATTAAATGTTTTCCCATATTTTTCGATAACAGGAGATATTTCGTTCGTTACATCGGAATGGGTGAAATGATAGTCTGAACCTTGATATTTAGCGTTTGCTTGGCGTATAAAGCCATTTACGATATCCATACACCCAATATCATCGCCAGCAAGTTTGTCGATTTGTAGACCGTTTGTTGCAAGAATATCGGTCGTTGAGTATCCGATATCTACGATGACGTAGCTGAATTGGTTCCTGTTGTTTACAATTTGTAATTTCTCGTTAAATACAAAGTCACATAAAGTCCCAAGAGGCTCGCAAACGATATTTAATTTTACAATATTGATTACGAACTCTTCTTTTTCTCCGTTTGTAGTAACGTACAACACGTGTCTACCGCTTAGGTATTTAGTCATCTTCTCTTTTAATGTTGAATTTTCGAAATCTCTACACGGAACACCGATCGTTAACGATACATTTCTATCAGTAATAACTTGTGAAATTGCGATAAGCATTTCTAATAAATAATCTTCCGTTAAGTATCTTTTAGATGAACGACCACCGCTACTGATGCCTTTGTCATCTAAGATATACTGTTTCCCTTCGTATTCATACACGACACCAAGATCGCCTAGCACATTAAATTCGATTCCAGTTAGTTGTTTCACTTTATTAGGATAAGTTATCTCTGTGTCATTAGAAACTACCTTTATAAAGCCGTTTGCTACTTCTAGCCCTATTTTTTGAGCCATAGTATCACTCTCCTTTTCTGTCCTCTACACTATATGACGATTAGAAGAAAAAATCAACCGAAATCTTCTAAAAACTTATAAAATCTTCTGACAACTTCTAAAAGAAGGTTCAATCTTATAATCCCCTATTTTATAAGTAATAAACTTTTAATTTCGGTTTTCAACTTATTTTTTCTTAAAAAAACTTATAAAAACTTCTAAAAGAGGTTATTTTCTTCTGCGTTATTGCATATACTATACTATAAAGCGAAAGGGAGTTGATGATGATGAAAGTTAATTTCTACGGTGAGGTATTAAAATTAAATAAAGTAAATGATGAGTTATGGATCTCAAACGTTATTGACGAAGATGTGTGCTTAGTATTTCAGTGTTGCGAAGGTGTTTGGGATCGTGGTTATTACACTTTAGATGAAATCGAAAGTTTCTAAGGAGTCGGCTGTATGCCGATTCCAACTTTAAACCATAACTAAAGGAGTGAGTTTTATGGAAAAATGGGATTTTGAAAAAATTGACTTTGAAGGATGCTTAGAAATGTCAGAAGCTATTGAGAAATATCTTAGTTTTAAGGAAAATACACCAAAAGAGTTTATGCCATGCCTTGACTGGTGGTTCTTCTGTCACATTGCGGATTATATTTCACATGATCTATACGAGTTATATCATGAAGCTAGTAAGAAGTTAGTCGATTAAAAATACTTTTTTAATTGCTTTTGGTGTGCATTAATGGTTCTATATATAAGAAGGGATGATGAAAATGGAAACTAAAAAAGCTTATTATCACAATACCGAATTTACCATGTATCGAATCGGCGACCATTTATGGATTTCGAACGCAACTGCTTTAGGAGAGCATCTAGTAGAAGAATTTTCTTTGCAAAAAATGTTGTGGCACCAATCGTTCTATACGACAGATGAAGTAGAGAATATATTTAATGTGAGTAGAACTGTACTTAAATAAAAAAAGAGGTAGAAACGGAATTGACCGAATCTACCTCTTTTTACTTAATCTTCATCTGATAGAGATTTTTATGTGATATTTGATTTTTTTTATTATATTTAGGTTAACACCTATGAATCTATTATAGCATATTATTTACGCTTAACGTAAGCAGAACCAATACTAATCCAACCAGCACCCGATTTCAAGCGTCCAAGTCCATTAGATTCCTCGACAATAGTGAATACTTCACCTTTTTTAACCGTTCCAACAATAGCGGAATTAAAGCTATCTGATTTACGGATGTTCAATTCAGAGCAAATAATCTCGACTAAAAAGCTAGTATCTGAACTTGATTGAGTTGCAGATCCGACCTTATCAACATCATAATCCCATACCCATGACACAATATCAGATAACAATAACTTATTTCCATCAATTCGAGTGACTTCATACGTTGAACCTTTCACAAATGAAGCCATAGACTGTCCTGTTGCGTAATGAGTTGCTGTCGTCTTAACTTTCACTTTATCTCCAACAGAAATGCTAGACGATTGAGTGGATTGCACTGGTTTATTTAATTCATTTAAATAATCTTTAATCATATTCACGAATGATGCCCAGCCTTTGTCTAACGTGCGATGAGGACAATATTTATTGCTAAAGTCTTGATGTTTCTTAACCTTGTCTACACCCCATCCACGTTCTTTTAATAATTGAGCGATAAATTTAGCAGCATTCTTTTCGGCGTTTTCAAATCGAGCTCCACCGCTCTTAGAATAGCAAATCTCAATTTGAATACCTTTGCGATTGCCTTTTCCATTAGCGCCGTCACCACAAGCCCACGCATTACGATCTAGAGGTAAACCTTGAACGATTTCTTTATCATCTACCGCAAAGTGAAATGAAACTTGATTGTTGTTGCTAATCATATATTTAACTTCATTTTGAGCTGACGCATCGTTTGCTGTGTTATGAACGACGATAAACTCTGGTGTCATAGCATAAGGGCATTTAACGCTATATTTGCTTTCAGAAACTAGATTTTTAACGATATTCATATTACTCCACCTCTTTTGAATTAACTTTATTCACGCCTACTTCTAACATTTGTTTAATCGACTCCGGAACCCATACGTCTAACTGGACTAAGTTCTCAACAACACTTAAACCTTCTTTGAATATGAATCCTAGGATAAAAGTGCTTAAGATTAAACTTAATTCAGGAACTAATCGATCTATAAGCATGAAAATCACTAACACAATGCACTCGCCGATTGAACGGAACATCCCATTACTGCAAGTTCGGCTTTTTAACTTCCCTTGTTTAGCGGCTACTAATACACCGGTGATAAAATCAGTTACTATTGCTCCAAAAAAAATCATAAATAAGACTTCTAATGTTACTAATTCCATTTTTACCCCTCTTTTAAATTAAAAGGCCACTCAATGAGTGACCTATTTTTTTATTGGATTAATCTACTAATTCACGAGCATCCATTAAAGCAATTAATTCGTCATATTCCTCGACAGTAATGCGCCCTGCTGCTTTGTATCGATTTAATTTGTATTCCATGTCCTCGCGCTCATATTTCCCGGCTAAGATTAAAGTTTTTGCTTGTTGATACACTGTCATTGCCATACTTTTAACCCCTCTCATCATTGCCATCATAGGCATATCTAAATTCATTTCAATTTCAAATAATCTAAAATCCAGCTCAAATTGAGATGACATTAACTCTAAATCTCCGTTGACGCTAGAATTAGCCGTTTCCTCAATTTCATTTTTTAATGCTACGTTCTCTTTTTCTAACTCTTGGATCGTTACTCGTTGTCTTGCTACGACCGCTGGAAGATTTGTTGGCACATCGATTGATAACGTCGGAACTAAAGAACCCTCAGCGCTAGAACAATCATAGTGAGTCGTACCTTTATATGAATAAACGTGATTGTCGCTTAAATCAACTGTTTTAATG